GATGTCTACTTCGTGAACTTCAAATGCTTGGTTATCTGCGATGTCCACATAATCGGTCATGTCTAATGTTTGGTTTGCTGCTGTTGTTGTTGATTGGAGTTCGACGTACAATTCGAAATCTCTTGTTGATGCTTTCGCCATGATGGGATGTCCCAAGTTGTAGTTAATATAGTTAGTCAAATCCTTATCTTGAACAGGTGGGCTGACGCAAAGGCCAATTCTACCCCGCAGTGGGCCTTTTTCCCAAGGTTTCTTATAGGGGTGGGTCTACCCCAATCTGAAAGGAGTGAACCCAATGAGCCGAAAAACGAAAATTAATGTTCTTTTACCCATCAAAATGGTCGGAGAATTAGAATCTAAAGCGAGAAATAATAGCAGGTCTAAATTCATCGAATCTGCAATTAGATCTAAACTTGATAATGAAGAATCTTTTAGTCCTGCTGATTTACCATCATCGCAATTATTAGTATTACTAATTAATAGAGAAGAAGATGAGACAATCCGAGAACTTTTGATGATTATTAGGAGGCTAATGGCATGAATTGGGATGAACCACCTACTAAAGAATTTGCTAGATATACAAACAATCCATCAATTCGATATCTTCGAACGGTAGACCATTGGTTTACTTTAATGAAAGCTGTAATGAATGATTTATATTTTGATGTTCCCGAATCGATGCGTTATCTAACTCGTAAAGAATCAGATGATTTAATGCACAAGTTGTATTATTGTTGGAAGATGATGGGAAGAGATCTATATGGAGATGATGAAGAATGAATATAACAAACATCAACACTGATATTCAATGTCAAATATGTTATTCTATGGTTTACGCAGGAGAAGAACGTTGTATTGTGCATACTAACAAACGAGACTTTCTTTCTTGTATATTATGTGGTGCAGCCGCAGAACGCTCAGGATGGTGTATTTCAGTATGATGATTCGTTGTCCTCGTTGTGGTAACGTACAATTGTACGTAAGAGGTTCTAGACAAGCCCGTTGTTCTGAATGTTCTCGTTCTTTAACTAGAAGACATGAGGTGAAGGAATGAAGTGTTATGAATGTGGATCCAAGTGTCTAACAGTGTATCTCAATGATAGAGGACGACTAATTATATCTCCTAACAACAATGAGCGAATCATAGCGGTTCGTAAGGACTGTATGAATTGTGAATGGCATTCATACCCTATTAAAGTGCCCGAATCAATCTAATTCTGCTAAAGATAAAGCGTATCTAAGTCCACCGCTAGAACCGCCTGTAATGAAAGTACCTAGTACCATAAGAGCATCTATTACAAACTCTTCTTTAGTATCAGCCCGATAGACGGGTAGATTAAGGAAGTTCATATCGAATCCATGAAAACTAGAATACGATCCAGTTTGAAACACAGATGGGTCATAATCTTCTCTTTGCATATAGCCCATTGCTGAATACTCTTCAGGAGTAAATACTCTTTGCTCCTTTGGAAATTCAAAGGACTTCATGAAACAGGCGCCCCTTCAGCCATGTTATTCATAGCGTTAGCAAGTCGAGTTAGATATTCACCCTCAGTAAATCCAGGGTCTTTGCATAAGAATCGAACACTTACTGCCGGCCAAATACAAGTTGATTCGCCGCCCAATGCTTTGTTTACGCATCCGAAGTCGCCAAAGGATTGATTTCTATTGATTACTACTCTATAACAATGCAAGTTCGGGCCAGTGATTGCACCCATTGAACCCCAAGTAGTAACACTGTCTAATACAGGCATACCCATTACACTATTGAATGGATTAGGACCTGGTCCAAATGTGGCTGCAAGTTCACCATTACTTTGTGTAGCACCTAGATTGTTGTTGTAAGAATACATTCTCTTTTCTGCGTAGATTGTCTGTGATTGATTGGGCCATCCAGCATTACCCGCAATATCTCCTGAACTGTATCTTTCGTTTGTACCATCTAATCCCATTGCTCTAAATTCATCATAATTTAAGGTAGATGTTGTAGCTGCAAGTTCAACATTGTTAAGAGGTCGGGAAAAGATGTAAATGAACTCTTCAATTTGGTCAAAGTTATTGCCGTTAATATTGGAACCTAAAGGGACAGGTGAGTTTCTTTGAATAGAGGCTTCTACAGGTAACATGATTTCATTATTGCGCACCATAAAATCTAGATCTAAACGAACGTATTGCATAAATGAACCTCCATTTAGAACTCCTCCGGGAAGAAGGTTTAGCAACTGCTGCATTCCTGGTCCGCCTGAAACTACGTTGGCAGGAATAAATGTGTCTTCAGTTCTAAGCGAAGCTACTGTAAGTTCTCCAAAGTCAATATCGATTAAGCGAGTATCTTTGTCAATAATACGTGCCATCTAATCACCTCTTTGATTTCTTCTGTGCTTTACGGAAAGCAACGCCCATCTTCTTTAGATCTAAACGTCCTTTCTTTTTGCCTGACTTGAACTTAATCTGGTTCTTTTTCTGCCCCATGTACTTGTGCCATGCAGACTTAGCAACCTTGCGAGTTTTCTTAGCACCAGCACGGACAACATCAGAACCTGCCTTCCTTGCCATCTTTCGGGCTTCTTTCTTAGCTCCTTCTACAAAGAGTTCTCTTAACTCTTCGAGGGTGCCTTCTACTTTAACCAAGTAGAACACCTCAAGCGACGTTACCAGTCTGAGTTAGAACAAGTGCCATGTAATCTTTTGCAGATGGAGTGACTATGCGGCCTTTCATGCGTAGAGTAAAGTTTTCAGTACCTGTGCTTACTGAGTTGCGACAGAATAGTGTCTTAGTTACAATGAGTGGAGTCAATGAACTAAAGGACTCTTGGTGAAACATACCTAGAGTTGCAGTGTCGTAAGTCTTTCGAGCGACATACAAAGAAGTACGGTCAGCATGACTAACAAACGCCGTGATATTCGAATCCGCCAACTGGAAGATTGCTTCAACATCGGCTGCTGGAAATGCTTGGTCAGGGTCTAGAACGATGTCTACTTCGTGAACTTCAAATGCTTGGTTATCTGCGATGTCCACATAATCGGTCATGTCTAATGTTTGGTTTGCTGCTGTTGTTGTTGATTGGAGTTCGACGTACAATTCGAAATCTCTTGTTGATGCTTTCGCCATGAT